CGTCCCACGCGCCGTGCGGAGGCGGAGGGCACAATTCGCCAGACGGGTACGCCTGTTGGCTATGCGGGCGGTGCGCCGGCCATCACTGTCTGGGACCCGAAGGACATTGCCCGCACGACGATCCGAGAGGGAACGATCAAGTGGGATTACATGGGTATCTCGGCCTCCGCGTCGGCCCCGAACAAGCTGAAGGTCTATGACCCGGAGGATATCGCCAAGCCCACCCAGAAGGCGCAGATCAGCGCGAAGTCCGATTATTTTGGGTCACCGAATGCGACGAACAAGGATTTCACGAGCCACGATGCCGCCTATAATATGCGGACGAACCCCAATAACGAGCAGATCGCGGCCGGTCGCACGCCTCTCCATGGGAATGGCGGGGCTCTTGCCGTGTTTGATGGGAGTATTCAGCAGACGACGAGGCGCCTGGATGGCGATTACGTGAACGACCGGTCCAATGCGGTCAATCGCGTTGTGTCCATTCCGTCGGGGGTGGGGGACATTGGCCAGGTCAAGTATCGTGTGCCGCTCAAGATGGATGTGAGCCAGGTGCGCAATGATCGCGAAATCCTGTCGGGTGTTCAGTCAAATCCTCTTATGTCGACACAGGATCTCTCGCGAAATGCGAGCCAGGATGAGCAACTCTATGCGGATTTCTTGAAGGGGTTCTAGGGACCCTTAGGGACTTAAGCCAGCTTTGTGAAATGAATGTAAAGATGTATAGGAATACGTGGAAAGGCGCACTGCTGGTATGTGGTGAGCCTGGCACAGGAAAATCCCGTTGGATCCGGGAGGAGGCTGCAACGATGCGAGCCCGTCTCTTTCGCTGGAACACGAGAGTGGACCGATCGCTCCGGGAGGGTCGCGAAATACTCCATCAACAGGTTCGATCGAAGGAGCCGCTCGTTGTCTGGATTGAGGGGGCGGACGACTTGACACAGGAGGCCCAGGCCTTTTTGCGAAGGATCTTGGAGACGGCCTCTGCAAACGTGGTTTGTGCTTTAGAGACCCGGGAACTTTGGAAAATGTCCCCGCCGGTTTTATCCAGATGTACAATTATTTCCATGAAATCGGATAAATCTTTCAGATTTCAACAAAATCTCGGAAAGGCAATTACTTTTGGAATTCTCAAACAATCCCAGTATCCGAAATTAAACTCCTGGCGAGATATCCCGGCAGCCCGAGTGGCCGGCTATGATCCCCATTATCTCATAGAGGCCCACGCAATCTCACCCGACAATGAGATTGATCCCGACGGAATTGAGGCGCTCAGGGCGATCGGATCCGGCTCCTCCCCATGGATACAGCTCTCGCTCTTTCTCATGCGTTCAGAACTAAAACGAGAAGGTGCGAAGTAAAACTAGTATGGACTACGGAGGTGATGGTGTAAATGTGTATGCCGACGCGAAAGCGGAATACACGCGTCAACTTTGCCAGTATTTGACACCGGCACTGCACAAATATTTCCTGGAAATGCTGGAAAAGGCGAAACTCCAGGACGGAGATCCGAAGAAATACTTGGTGAATTTCCAGACGCTTTTGGAGGGTATTACCGACTGGAATATGGATAAAGTCCAGCGGGAGACGCAAATAGTAGCTATGAACACGCAGTGTGATTATCTGGAGGAGCTATTAACGGCGGTATTTATCGCCCACACGAAAGTGCTGTCGGCCATACGGCTCACGAATAAGAGTCGCAAACTCCAGATCACTATTCCGAAGTTGGAGCACTTTTTACATCGGACCTTCCGAGAGTGTGCGCGAATTCTGTGGGCGAACGCGTATCTCTTTTCGTCGAATGGGAGCACCTTTGAGCGTCAGAAGAGTATGAGGGAGGTTGAGAATTTGATCAATGATGGGATCCTTTTGGGAATACGGACGATGTTGCCCGTAAAGAGTATATTACGTGAGTATTTGTCGACTGAGGAAAGTGATACTGATGATGGTGAGGATGAAGGCGAGGATGAGGGCGAGGATGAAGGCGAGGAGGGGGGCGAGGAGAAGCGCCCTGAAGAGACGCCCGAGCCCGTGCCTCAGCCCAAGGTACCTGAGCCCGTGCCTCAGCCCGAGCCCAAGGTACCCGAAGAGGTGACCACCACCAAGCCACCAGACATTTTGAAGTTCGACACACCTGCAACCACCAAGGAGGAAATGGAGTTTATTGACACCGATGGCCTCGTCTTTGAAGAGGATTCCGAGCCAATTCAGTTCGACGAATTGCCCGCGTAAAAAAAGCGGGTTGAATTCCTAGTTTGCCACCAGAATGTCGGAAACGAAGTATCCTATTTGGATAGGGCCCATCTTAGGCGGAGTATCACTTATGGCAATTTCAGCTGTGAGCAGCTATTATGTTGAACAAACCATGCCGGCGCCAAAACTTCTGGCCAGAGACTTTATCCTGGGAGCAATTCTTCTTTTGATTATTATGCAAGTTCTCCCCGAATCAACTTCCAATCTCATCCAATTCATCTGTGGCCTCGTAGCTTTCCGGCTACCCTTTCCCAAGATGGAAGGGGGTGGTGGGAGTTCAGGCACACTAACAACATATACAAATGACCCGGAAGTCAAAGTCGGTGTGCCGACCTTCTAGGCTAACAAAACAGGGAATATGCCTTCTTGTTCTTTGGCGGATTATTCATCTTGAAGTCATTAAACGCCACGTGGTAAATCTGCCGTGATGGTATCGCGACATGTACAAACTCTGCAATGTGTTTATACAGGTCAAATCCAGGGAATCGCTCCGTTCCATTCGGTTTAATGAATACGTTGCGCCCGTTATCATCTATCAGCATTGACCAAAGGAGATTATAGAGATCGGACTCCGTCTCATATACTTCGAGACCTGGTTCCTTGCTCAGAATGCCCCCCTTCTTTCGTTTACCGGGTTTCAATTTGAATACCCCATCAATCATACTGACGACAAGTCTACAGAGATCGAACGACGGATTGGGCCGAATCTCCTTCTTGAATTTCTGAACAAGGGGTTTGAATGCGTACTGCCCCTCGGCGTCGTTCCCATCTTTAAAGTCGTCGCTTATGAACATGTGGGAATTGATAGTGAATATGGCCCTCCCGAAATCAATGATGCGAAATATTTTCCCGTATGTGGGGACCTTGAAATACATGTCATCGCTGGTTTTATAATAGAGGAATGCCTCTTTTGTTGAGACCCACACAATGTTATTGGTGTGCAGATCATTGTGGGTGAGGCCAAGGAGAGTCTGGACACATGAGAGGGCTGCGCATACTTGGAAGGTCCAGGCCGTCCAGCGCGCCTCCCATTCCTTTGTTCCATGGGTGGCGCCAACAAGCTCGCTCTCTTCAAATAATTCGTCCATAGTTCCCTCGTTCCGCTCGGTTAATATTAGCATTACCGGATAATTCTCAACTTCGGCGTAGATCTTATAGGGTAAGTCATAGGACGAGCTAGAAGAGGCCGACGAGGCCGACGAAGCCGACGAGGCCGACGAAGCCGACGAAGCCGACGAGGCCGACGAGCTAGAAGAGCTTTTGCCGAGTGATTTCGGCTTGCGAATTATGATATTTTCCTCTGAAAATTCGCCCAAATCCGCCTCTTCGAGTTCTTCTGTCACCTCCAGATCGGCCTTCGGTGCCCCGGACCCACCCTCCAACTCGATCGTCTCCAATTCAGCCGTCTCCAAATCCAAACAATCCTCTAAACTATCCTCATCGCTGTCGCTGCTAGAGTATCTAGTCAGAAGTTCATCGATCTCCTCCTGGGTCACCGAATTATCCGAATTATCAGCATACTGAATTTTGAATTTAAAGGCCCCCCGCTTGTGCCCAGTCCATAGCCACCTCTCGTGCCGATAGCTGCTGAAATCGTCCGTCAAATTATAGCGATAGGTATTTGCCAGAGCACAGAAACTCCCGTAGAATAAATTGAAATGCGGGCTCAGGTCCTCCTCTCTGATACGCCCTACGGCATATGAACAAATCGTCTCGATATACGCCTGGTTTCCGGGATCCTGTAGTTTCTGCCAGGTATTCATCCAAGACCTGCGATGCCACGGCAGGCCATTCTCTTTCGGGAGGGCGTATTTGCCCTGTATCCAGTGAATCGGATCCAGCAAATGCGTCACCTTCATAAAGACCTGTTTCGCATCCGTAGAGCCACCAGACACGTCGATATTCTCCTCCAGTTTGACATTACAGGGGCCAGATGTTCCGGAACAATCAATCGCCGTAACTCTCCATTTCGTGTCCATCCAGATTTCATTCGTGGCCGTCCACCTTGCAATCCGAAATAGTTTCGTCAGAGTTGGGAAAAAGGTCTGTAGACTTTTATAGCCATTCACCTTTAATAATTCGGGCGAAAGGCCGCCCATCCGGAAACGGGGGTTGGGTATTTTTATACCCCGGAGTTCATGCGATGCCATTCTTGCTCTGACAGAGATTGATGTCTCCGTCAAAAAGCGCGAAAAATAAAAGTATTTCGTATTAGTTTATAATGGCATCATCACATGTGAATTTCAATATTAAGCGATTTGATATGAAGAGAATCCCTCAAGATGCCGTAGTGATTTTTATTGGCCGCCGGCGCACAGGGAAATCCACACTCGTGAGAGACCTGCTGTACAATCACCAGAACATGCCCCTCGGCACTGTCATCAGTGGAACAGAGGAGTCCAATTCCTTCTATGGGAAAATGATCCCCCCGCTCTTTATTCACGGCGAGTACAATCAGCTCATTTTGGCGAATTTCGTGAAGCGGCAGAAAATGATGATGGCCCGCATACAAAAGGATATTGCCGGTAATATCAAGACGAGAGTTGATCCGAGGTCCTTTATGATTCTCGACGACTGCATGTACGACGATAGCTGGACACACGATAAGAATATTCGCTACCTTTTCATGAACGGCCGATGGCTGAAAGTGTTCTTCTTGATTACTATGCAGTATCCGCTCGGAATTCAGCCGGCCCTGAGAACAAACGTGGATTTTGTATTTATTCTGAGAGAGCCCTATATGAACAATCGTAAGCGAATTTTCGAGAATTATGCATCCGCCTTTCCGTCCTTTGAATTTTTCTGCCAAATTATGGACCAGTGTACGCAGAATTATGAGTGTCTCGTGATCGATAATACGAGCCAGAGCGCGAAGCTGGAGGACACCATTTTCTGGTATAAGGCCGATACTCACCCCGATTTCCGCATCGGTGCGGCGGAATTCTGGCAACATTCTGCCGCCTTCTATCGCGACAAGGAGGACGAATTCAGTCAGCCATATGATCCGAACGAGGCAAAGCGTCTCAAGGGGCCGGTGGTGAATATTCGTAAAACCTAGGACTGAAATAGATGGATAAGGGAATAATCGCTTTAATATGTTTATTGGTATTATTCGTGGCGATTAATTTTGCCAGGGAAGTGCGTCCGGCACTTTTTGAGCCACTCGTGGGCTCACAGCAACCGGCTCGATGTGGTGTAGACTTGCCCGCCTGCCCTAGCCCACTCCGGTGCGGAAATGGTGTGTGTATTCCACAGGAAACAACGATGCCTATTGAGTCATACCCTCTTCCGGTGTATCCTGCCCTGTAGGGGGCCTTAGGGCCCCCTGTAGGGACTCCTGTAGGGACTCCTGTAGGGACCCCTGTAGGGACCCCAGGGATCTGCAGATAAAAATCTGCCGAATATAATAGAATGGCACAAAATATGAAAATGGTATACAAACTGCTCGGCTTATTTGTGGTATTGGTCTTCGTAGTTGCAGCTCTCCCCATGCTCCGCTCCATGGCTGCGCCCGTTTTCCCAGAGGGATTTCGCGATTTGAGTTGCTCGCCGAACCCTTGTGGTGAGGGGGAATTTTGCCAGAATAACACGTGCCAAAAGCGGGGACCTACGACGTCGGGTTTCTCAAGTGACCCCGATGGTTATTTTAGCTAAAGATGTTGCCTCTTAGATGAATAAGCGTAATCTGTTAATAGCAGATTGTGCTTAGACGTACAGGAAAAAATTTGAAGTCGTGGGCACCTATAGAGAATATACAAAATGGCCCAGTGCGCAATATGCCATGATGAAATCAATGTGCCGACCACAGGATGCTTTGAAATGTCGTGTGGGCACAAACATCATTTGAAATGTATTTCTGGATGGTTTCTCACAAATCCCTCTAGCACTTGTCCGCTTTGTCGCAAGGCTGCGGAACCTTTGGAGCGTTTATCGGAAAATGTGTGCCCTGTAGATAACTTCTTGATCGGCCAGCTCGAACAGGCTGACGCTATTCTTTCGCGTTTCTCGCATACTGCACCTATATTCGTGCCAATGGCAGCGGATATATCTGGAGTTTGGTCCGAAGAGGAGGAAGAGGAAGAGGAAGAGGTGGTGCCTATACATGTGAATACACGTGTGCCAGAGATATCGACATCCCCTATTCATATACCCGACGCGATTGAAGAGGCTGCTTTCATTCGCAACTTAGGCCTGATCCGATGCATCAGACCGGATTTGACAGATCTCACAGATCTAATTCTCTAGGCATTCTTGTTCTCCATCTTCCGAGCAATGGCCAGATCGGCCGGCCCATCCGTCCCGAACATTGCCGAATTGTCCACGACCTCTTCTGCCCCCGCCACGCCCACCTTCGCCTTCTTCGACGCCTCCAGCATGCGCGCCCGGTTCTCGCGCTCAAACTCGTCGCGCGCCTCCTCGTTCTCCTTGTACTTTTTCATTAGAGTATTGAGCTTATCCTCCGCGTATTCCTGATCCTGGATATCGGATGGCTCCGGATCCCAGGGCAACCACTTTCCGATCTCCCCGATGAAAATGTTATGAAGCGTATCGAGCTTCTGGAGCTTCTTCGAACGCAGTGTGGCCTCCTCCTTCGAGTTATAGGTGCCCCGCACCTTCAGGCCACGGATGGACGTATTGAACTCGTTGAGTTCATAGAACTGCTCCTCCAGCTTGCCCCGGTTCTTGAACATGAACTCCTCATACATCGCCTTCACCTTGGTCTCCTTCAGCTCCGCCTGTGTTGTCTTCACGTGGGTCTGAAAGCTGTCCATGAGCGTGTCCAAGCGGGGCCTGGCGTTGCGCAAGACCTGCGCAACACCGCTGAGATCATTTTGCTCGGCCCGGTCGGCCTCTGAAGTGAGCTTGTCGTTAATCTCCTTCATGCTATTAATAAGAAAGGCCTCGAATGAGGTCACGCGTTGCGTATACTCGAACGTCTCCAGGAACTTCGAGAACATGAATATATCCTTTTTTGCCAGAACCTTTTCGGGACTTAGAAAACTGAGAAGGCAAAACTTCTGCCCGGGAATTTCAGCATCTTCGGTCAGAAAATCCTCACGAACTCCGGTGGCCATCTTATATGAATATGTAATGGGGGCAAGTTTAAGTGCCCTTAGGGGGGCGCCTCTTTGTAAAAAATCTAGATATAGAATATAATGGATCCGGCATCTGTGATTGTAAATCGCGTGATCAAGTACTTAGTGGAGGGTCTCTTCGTGGCGATTGCCGCCATCTATATCCCGAAGCAGAGCCTGCCGGTCGGCGATGTTCTCTGCCTCGCCCTGGTGGCGGCTGCCGTGTTCGCAATCCTCGACGTAGTCTCTCCGATGATTGGCCATTCAGCCAGACAGGGTGCGGGTTTCGGCTTGGGCGCAAATCTGGTTGGCTTCCCAATGGCGCGTTAATTTCTTTATATATAATATAAATGGATCCGAGCATATTCGTACAACGTGTGGTTGTTGTCCTGTTGCGTGCTCTAGTGGAGGGTTTGGCGGTGGCCGTGGCGGCGGTTTTCATTGCCAAGCGTGGCCTCCCGGTGGCGGATGTAATGAAGGTTGCTTTGACTGCAGCGGTGGTATTCCTGGTTCTCGACTCCAACCTGCTCTCACCTGTGTACGGCCTCTCGGCGCGCCAGGGAGCGGGCTTCGGCTTGGGCGCAAATCTTGTAGGGTTTCCTATGGCCCGCTGATGCGTAACCCAGCTCAGATAGACCTAATAAATTCCCACGATAAATCTGTGCAAATCTTCTGCCAGATTTTGTCTTGGACATATAACTTGTCGCGATTCTTGAGAAGCGGAAAGCAGGGGAGATATTCGTCGAGATCCAATAGCTCGCAGAACTTATAGAGCACATAGGAATACGATAGGAAGTTGCTCCGCCCTTTCGGGCAATGGTTCTGGAAAGACGGCTGGATTTCCTTGAACATATAGCGCAACTTTTCCTCCACTTCCCGGCTCATCACGGGCGCCGTTTGGCCGTTCAGGCGGTTGATAATATGGGGGATATGCTCATAGTATTTGTTGAATTTCAGCTTCTTGAGAATCTCTTTCACCTTCGACGCCTTCAGAGTTCGAAAATCCATGATACGCTCCTTCTTGAGTTCAAGAACGATCGCGTCATACACCTCTTGGGGTATCTCGGTGCTCTCTTTCGCCTGAAATTGCGCCAGCCACTCATTAAAGTGATTGATCCGCTTATACGCATAATAGCTGACCTCCCGAGGAGGGTCCTTGTAACTCGGCTTATCGCTGTCGATAAGCACGAAATCCTGATATCCGCACTGGGTGCAAGTGAACACGGCCTCATTCGAACTGAATATCATCTCGGTCGTGCACTCTGGGCAATCTCCGAATGTTTCGAACTCGATTTCGTGGCTACCTCGCGCATGAAGAGGATCTATTTTATGCAAATACGTGTCGAGCAATTTATCGCGGCGCAGATCCTCGTTTCGAGTTTCTCCCATAAGACACTCCGGATCATCGGTCTTTGCAGCTTGTTCCAGAGCGGCAAAAATACTCCCTGGCTTGGATTTCATTGTTGGACGCTTTGTGGAAGTGGCCCCAGCTGCAGGCCCAATACTCGATCCGCTCTGGATCTTATCCTGGATATCGTAATAATTCGAAAGTAACTCCCCGGTGTCGAGGTAGTAGTCATATCTCGGTTCACATAGTGTTAAAGTCGAATACTCCTTTTGGGCCTGTTGGAGTTTCATTTCCAGATCGGATGCCTCGTATGCATATGCCGATGTCGATATATTTGACATAATCGTACTAATCTCTGAAAGTAACTCGGGGGCGCGGCCTTCATTATCTTTTAGCTTCTTTACTTGAAATGTATGAAGTGCATCCAGAGTAGTTCTTGCCTCTGGGTTACTACGCTTTGTCGGCCTTATGTTAAAGAAGGCATTCTTTGCCGACATTCTATTCTCAATGGAACCTATTTGTTTAGACCGGTGGCCAAGGTGGCGTTTTGTGGCCAAATATAATTGCTCCCCGGCTCCGGTTTTTTCTACCGGATGCAGCGCCAAAAATTATTTTCTAAGGAAGGGGTATAACAAATGACAGGTGGTGGTCTCATGCAGCTCGTTGCCTATGGCGCCCAGGACGTGTATTTAACTGGTAATCCCCAGATTACCTTCTTTAAGGTCGTGTATCGCCGCCACACCAACTTCGCGATGGAGTCTATTGAGAACCCTTTCAACGGCTCTCCTGGCTTCGGCAAGAAGGTGACTTGCACTATCCAGCGTAACGGCGATCTGATCCACCGCGTGTACCTCCAGGCGACCCTCCCCAAGGTGACCCTCCAGACCACGGATGGCTCTGGTGCCCAGTTCCGCTGGCTCAACTGGGTGGGCCACAACCTGGTGAAGAACGTGGAGATTGAGATCGGTGGCCAGCGTATCGACAAGCACTATGGCAACTGGCTCCACATCTGGAATGAGCTCACCCAGGAGGCGGGGAAGCAGGCGGGCTACGCCAAGATGGTGGGCAACGTGCCTGAGCTCACCAACCTGCTCGTGCAGGGCGGTGAGGGCTGCGACGATGACTGCGCGGCGGGGGAGCCCAACTCCTCTGACGTGGTGCTCGGCTGCGCGCCCGAGTACACCCTGTACATCCCTCTCCAGTTCTGGTTCTGCCGCAACCCTGGGCTCGCGCTGCCTCTGATTGCTCTCCAGTACCACGAGGTGCGTGTGAACCTCGAGTTCAACGACCTCCGCAACCTCTGCTGGGACGCGACTCCCCAGGGCAGCGGCAACAACCACTTGGTGCGTGACCGCGTGAACTCCAACAACCTCGTGGCGGCGTCCCTGTATGTGGACTACATCTACCTGGACACGGACGAGCGCCGCAAGTTCGCCCAGGTGAGCCACGAGTACCTGATTGAGACTCTCCAGTTCACTGGCCAGGAGTCCATCACGTCCTCCTCCAACAAGCTCAAGCTGAACTTCAACCACCCTTGCAAGGAGCTCGTGTGGGTGGTGCAGCGTGACAGCTACGTGTCTTGCGACGACAACGTGGTGAACCCCTGGAAGGGACAGCAGCCCTTCAACTTCTCTGACTGGTGGGACCGCTGCGTGCTGGAGTCTGGGTACTCCGTCACCCGCGTGGAGGGCATGGCGGGCAAGAACCCTTGCGTCACGGCACTCCTCCAGCTCAACGGCCACGATCGCTTCCAGGTGCGCGAGGGCCGCTACTTCAACGAGGTGCAGCCCTACCAGCACCACACGAACATC